TGACAAGCTTTCCATCGGTGGAGTGGACAACAACCAGGTAACTCTCGACCACGCAGCCAGCGACGTTCCGGCCGTGGCGGAGTTGAAGTATGACCTGTGGAACGTCACGGACAACTACCTGCTCGCACAGGGGATCTGGTCCGTCTATCAAACTGTGCTAACGGCTGCCGTGTAATGCCTGAGTGGGGCGACACCATCGACGAGGGCGGCGTGCGTAGGAAGCACTACCCCTGCCACGAGTTTCAGTGGAAGGTGCTCACCTCCACCGCGCGATTCACCGCAGCCATCGCAGGAACCGGCGGCGGCAAGACTGTCACCGGTCCTCTCTGGATCGCTCGGGAGATTGCACGTATCGCACAGGAGAGAAATTTAGAGACGCATCCATACAAGTGTATGGTAGTCGCTCCAACCTACCCCATTCTCTCCAGAGCGACGGCTCCCGAGTTGGTCCGGAGTTTCAGAGGCACAGCCCTTGAGGGTAAGTACATTGAATCCCGAAATGTCTACGTACTGCCGAATGAGATGGGTCTCATTTATACACTGTCGGCGGACAATCCGCAAGGTCTTGAGGGTGGCCAGATTGACAACGTATGGATTGACGAGGGTGGTCAGATCACTTATACGGCGTGGATCGCACTCCAAGGACGGCTCGGAGCCAAGCAGGGACGAGCGCTGATCACCACGACACCCTACGGCGAGAACTGGCTCTTCCATCGTTTCTGGAAGAACTGGAAGAAGGGAGATCCCAACTATGCCGTATTCACATTCTCCAGCATCGCGAATCCTGTCTATCCAAAGGAAGAGTACGAGAGGGCGCGTCGAGAGATGTCTCCTCAACGGTTCTCCATGCGATACGACGGAGAATTCATTCGGATGGCTGGACTGGTATTTTCTGCCTGGCGAAGCTGTCTCAAGATGTTCATCGAGGCTCCTCGCGGCACTCACTACGGCGGTGGTGATTGGGGCTGGAGTCCTTCACCGTTCGCTGCACTGGCCGCCGTTCTGGACGAAGAAGACCGACTCTGGGTCTGGTACAATCGTAGCGTCAGGAACGTCAGCGTCGTGGAACACGCCAAGAAACTCCCCATGGGTGTCCACTACTTCTTCGACCCGGCGAATCCAGAAGGAATTGAAACGCTTAGACGCGCTGGCCACGTTGTCGAAGCGGCTCGCGTCAAGAGTATCGTCGTCGGTCTCGACGCCGTATACGCCAGAATGGCAACCGGCCGACTGATCATCCATCCGAAGTGTCGAGCGCTGTTACAGGAGTTGTCCGCGTATCGCTACCCGGAAGAAGATGACGAAGTACTGGCGAAGGAGCCGATTGGAGAACATCACAGTATCGACAGCCTACGGTACATGATCTCCTCAATCGACAAGCTCAGCTACGCGGAGGTGGCGTAATGCCCGCACCGATAATGGAAGTCTTCGACGACGACGAGCTAGACTTGTTCGGCAACGAGGACTGCGACACGAATGACGAAGTCACGGCGCAATCACCGGCGATGCCCGCTGATCTCAGTCTTCCAGACCAAGTCAGGAAAACGCCGACTGAAATGCAGCAGCGTCGGCCTGGTTGGAGGGAGGACGTAGCGCTTGAGACTGACGAGGACTGGCTGAGTCCGAACAATCCTGCCATCTGGGAGGGTGACGAACCGCGCGAGCGTAGAGCAGACTTCGGTCCGAGTGTCATCATCCTGGGAGACGAGTAGATGTTAGACATCGTACGAGACACGGGTGGACTGCTGACGAAGATGAAGCGGGTACTGCGCCCGCGTGGAGGACGCCAAGGCACGCAGACTACGCCTCTCGTGGGCTCGTCGGTCGGCGTCATCTCGCAGTGGACGGACATCTTCAAGCGTCGGCGAGCGCCGACCACACAAGAGCTCATCGACTACTACACCGGTATCGTTTACACGGCAGCGTCGTTGAACGCCTCGACGTGTTCGAGGGTGTCACTGAAGCTGTACGCCAAGTCTCGGAAGGGTGGCATCAAGACGCGGCACGCACACAAGCGCGTAGAGATGCCGGAGAGAGACTGGCTACACCGGTCAGGTGTGTGCAAGGGTATGAACGCCACGTCAGAGATGGTGGAGGTGGTGGATCACCCGGTACTCGATCTGCTGGAGAACGTCAACCATCTCATCGACGGGTTCTCGCTGTCGGAAATGACGCATCTTTACCAGGAGATCACCGGTCTCGCCTACTGGCTGGTGAACGCGAACGTGCTCGGGCGTCCAGAGAGTCTGTGGATCATACCGCCGCAGTTCTTGTTTGCAAAGTTCAACAATGACCGCGAGCTCGTGCGGTACGAGTTCCGCGTGCGAGGCAAGGTACAGGTCATCCCTGTCGAGATGGTCATCCCGTTCCGGTTCCCCAGTCTGACCGATCCATACTACGAGGGGTGTAGTCCGACGAAGGCGCTCGTGGAGACCATCGACAACGTGCGAGCGGACGACGCCTTCCAGACGGCGTTCATCAACAACCGCGCACGACCGGAGCTCTGGATCACACCGAAACAGCACGGCGTCGGCAAGCTTGAGTCTCGCCGCATGAAAGCCCAGCTGGAGCAGGCGTTCGCCGCTGGACGTGCGGGCGGGACGATCATCACCGAGTCAGCCATGGACGTGAAGGAGCTCACGCGTAGTTCCAGAGACATGGAGGGACTCGCACGCCGCAAGGTCAGCCGCGATGAAGTGCTGAACGCCTTCGGCGTGCCGTTGCCGTTGATGAACGAGCGGACCAACCTCGCCAATCTGAAAGCGGCGTTGATCCAACACGCCACCATGGCGGTCATTCCCAGAATGACTCGCTACTGCCAGACGTTGACGCAGCAGCTGCTGACTCGCTACGACGTGTCTGGCGATTTCTTCTTCGGCTACATCAACCCGGTGCCGGAGGACGAAAAGACGAAGGCCGAAGTCCGTGCGATCCGGCTGAAGAGCGGTGAGTTGTCGATCAACGAAGCACGCGAGGAAACCGGTAAGGCGGCGGTCAAGTGGGGCGAGAAGATCTGGCTGCCCGCCACGCTCTCACAGCCGAGCGACGACGCCACCGCCAACACGCGGCAGAAAGCACCACCACCGGGTCAGGGTCCGAGCGGACCCGCAGGGCGTCCACAAGAGAAACCAGGATCTCAATTTCCTGACAAGAAGAAAGCTCTTCTTGACGTGGACGAAGACGTATATGACGCGACGGCGATGTATTGGGCCGACGTGGCGGACGGACACATGACGGTCAAGAAGCTCGTCCATCTGGGTCTGACGTTGGAGCAGTCGCTGTCCTGCATCAGCTACGACGAGCGACCGTTGGAGCTCGTACACTGTCACGAGAAGGCTGAAGGACATGGTCGCGTATTGCCCGTAGGCGGCAATCTGGCTGACGTGCTGCGGGGCGTGTTCCGCGAACAGAAGACGGAAACGCTGAAGCGATTCAAGTCGTTGTGGCTGAAGGACATCTGGGATGACTTCGACTTGAGCGACTGGGATCCAATTCTGGCGAAGCGAGCCACACCCGCCGTCCAGCTGGCACTCGCGGACGGTATGAAGGAATTCGTCACGCGGCTCGGCCTCGTCAACGGTCCTCAGTTCAACGTATTCCAGCCGGAGGCGAAGACCGCCGTCAAACAGGCAGCCATGCGGTTGTCCGCAGCGGCAAACCGGACGACGGAGCGCGAACTGAAGAAACAGATTAAGGAGCTACGCACGGAACTCGCTGGAGCCATCGGCACCGAAGCCAACACGCCAGCGAGACTGACGGCGATGGTCGGTCGGATCTTCAAGGACGCCGAGACGTGGCGAGCACGGCGTATCGCCTTGACGGAGTCGAGTCGTGCCACGCACGCGGGCCAGGTGTTGGCCGCCAAGAAGAGCGGCATCGTCATCGGGTTCAAGTGGCTACTGTCTGACGATGCGTGTGATCTGTGCCAGGCAATTCTGAAACGGTATCCGAACGGCGTCAAGCTGGAGGAGACGTTCGGAAACGTGGACGAATACGCAGCGCGTGGCGACTCCAAGAAGAGCAGAGCGTACAACAGTATCCCGCACCCTCCGGCACATCCGAATTGTCGCTGTGCCTTGTTGGAGACGATTGACGAATCTAAACTGTAGTCCCTCGGAGACCAGGACATGAAGAACAAAAGAAAACGAATCGAGAACGCCTTCGGCACAACCGAGGGGCCGCTGGGAATCACGATGAAGGACGCTCACGCAGTTCTACTGGATGCGTTGATGAAGACACAGCCAGCAGAACTACGGACAGCGTTCTCGTGTGACGTGGACGGTCACAACGTCGCAGGGTACTGCCGCAAGGAGTTCTCTCCGGACGACATGGAGGTGAAGTCACACGACGACAACTCCGCCGAGAACTGGGACGTATCCATCATCACCACGTCTGCGCTGGATCGAGATGGTGAGGTGGTGTTGGCGTCCGGTGGTGACTTCAAGGCCTACATGAAGTCTGGAGGTGTGGTGGCGTTCAACCACCAGCACAGCGAGCTACCCGTGGGTCGCGCTGCGTGGGTCACGCGGGCGAAGAGCGACAACCCTCGCAAGGATGGATGGTCCGCCAAGACACTCTACCACACGAAGCCGAAGGGCTGGCAGGGTGACTGGTTGCCGGATGCCATCTTCCACATGATCCAGTCGGGTGGCATGCGCGGGAAGTCGCTGGGCTTCTTGCCGCTTGATGGGCGGCGACCGGAGGAGAAGGATCTCCGCTTACGCCCAGAACTGACGAAGGCCAAACTGCTCATCACGAAGTGGCACGTCGTCGAGTATTCCGTCGCACCGGTACAGGCGAACCCGGATGCGATGGTGACGGCGGTCAGGAAGTGCTTCGATGCGGGCCTACATTTCGACGTGGGTCTGTTGGAGAAGATGGGACTGTTCATCCCAGGACTTGTCGCAGCGACTGCTCCAGAGGACGACAAGCCGGAACCGGACGACGAGCCGACCTACGAGCAGCGGTTTCTCCGTGCGAAGGCTGGCTATACGAAGACGTTGAAGAGTGCTGATCTGACCACGGTGGTCAGAGACGAAGTTCTACGGTATCTTGGGAGGTACTAGGTCATCTGGAGTGGAGCGCGATGCCGAAGGCTGGAGCGTAGCGAGCAGGTCTTGACGCGGTGACTTCACAGGAATGAAACGGTGCTTCAGAGGAGAAGACAATGAAGAAGAAGTTCAAAGTCCTCTCAGCTTTCAAGGATCATGCGATTGATGAGGTGTTGGAGTTCACGGACGAAGAGGCAAAGCCTCTCCTGGAACTCACGCTCATCGAGGAGGTGAATCCTGAGAAGGCTGCGAAGGACGCAGTCATGAAGGACTTCGCCACGTCGATCAAGACGATGGTGGCGGACGGTGTCAAGAGTGTCATGTCCGAACTGGTCATCGACACGCCGGGTGAGAAGAAAGCGAAGATCCACGTCGGGCAGGAGCGCGAGTTGCTCGATCCGAAGGAAGGCTACGAGTATGCGGGTTCGTTCGTTCAGGACGTGTTCCATAGCAAGAACGGGACCAACCCGAACGAGCGCTTGAAGGGCTACATGAAGCGCAAGCGCGCCCGCCTGGAAGAGCTCGCCACAAAGGCTGGCACTCCCAGCGGACACAGCGAGTCGATCGGCGAGGACGGCGGTATCCTCGTGCCGGACGACTTCTCCAACACGCTGCTGAAGAAGACGTTCGACGAGAACGACTTGCTCAGTCGCGTGAAGCCGTTCCCGACGAGGCACAACTCGCTCGACTTCAAGACGGTCATCGAGACTTCGCGGGCGACCGGCTCACGGCACGGGGCGATTCGCAGTTATTGGATGGACGAGGCCGAGCAGTACACCGCCAGCAAGGTGAAGTTCGGCACGTTGTCCATGAAGCTGCACAAACTGGGAGCCATGGTCTTCATGACCGACGAGCTCCTGTCTGACACGCCCTTCGCGCTGACGGCCTTCCTCTCCGAAATGGTCTCGAAGGAGATGGCGTTCATGATCGGTGACGCGATCATCCGTGGGAACGGAATCGCGAAGCCCTTGGGCATCATCGACGCTGGCAATGCCTCGAAGATCGAGATTGCTAAGGAGACGAGTCCGGCGCAGCCCGCCACGACGATTCTCTCGGCGAACATCGACAACATGTGGGCTCGTATGCCCGCGTACCTGCGCAAGAATGCCGTCTGGTTGATCAACCAGGACGCAGAGGCGCAGCTCAATCGTCTGAGCTACGAGTTCGCCGTTCAGAACGTCGCAGCGACGGAGAACGTCGGCGGGTACGGCTTCCCGCTGTACATTCCGCCTGGCGGCATCACGAACAACCCGTCTGGTATTCTGAAGGGTCGTCCGGTCATCGTGTCCGAGTTCTGCGAAACGCTCGGAACGGCTGGAGACTTCATCTTCGTCAACTTCGACGAGTACCTCATGCTGACGAAGGGTGGCGTCTCGTCGGCCATGTCCATTCATCTGCGTTTCGACTACGACGAGACTACGATGAAGTTCATGTACCGCATCGACGGTCAGCCGTGGTGGAACTCGGCGCTGACGCCATACAAGGGCACGGCGACGTTGTCTCCGTTCCTGACGATCGCAGTCCGCGCGTAGGCCTCGTAGGCTTCGTGCGAAGAACATGAAAGGAAAGTAGAATGATTCCCAACAATCGCTCTCCCGCCGAAGAGCTCTGCGTAGTCGGTTCCAAGGTCGTGCTGCTCGCAGCGTCGGACGACATCCTCTACGTGGGACATCTTCTGGGCAACTTCAGGAAGTATCTGGCGATCGTGACGTTCCTCGAGCCGACAGACGCTGAGGAGTGTATCGTTCAGATCGGAAAGGCGAGCGCTGCGGCTGGTACGGGATTTGTAGCGCTCAAGAGTCCCGTTACCGAGGGTGAGACCTACACGCTCGTTGAGCACGCCACGGCGAACGATGACGCGATCATCGTCGTCGGAATCGATGAAGTGCTCT